CGTGGCGTTTGACTGCTTTCCATCGTTCCCGCTTCTTAGAGCAAAAGACAGCTTGTTTACCTCGCGTGCCTGGTCTAGGGGATGGAGTTTAGATATACGTTCGAGTTCTGCGCGATTTTTGCCCAGGCGGTATGCCACTTCAGCGGGATTTTCGACGAGCAGGAGTGCATCTCGCACATGAGGCGTAAAGGGCACATCGTGACCTCTTACCACATCGTCAAAATCATCGTACTTATCAGATGCATTTTCAAACTCATTGTGCAAACGTTCATATTGTTTATGCACATGGGCTTGGCGTTCTGCTTCTTTAGCTTGGCGCTCTTCGTGTTCTTTAGCCCCTAGAGCGTAGCGTACGGCTTGGTGTATACGTTCTTGTTCACTCATGGCTGGCGGATTAGGCTGGCCTTCTGAGGGGTAAGACATGGTTTGATGAAGATTGGGGTTGGCACTTTCTGCATGCGACATTTGTGCTTGCATATGCAAGATTTGTTCTTGCATAGCGCGCATTTCACGTTGATGCTTTCTTGCCTGTGCGTGTATACGTTTGCGAACTGCTTCTGTATATCCCTCGTCCTGAGGAGCGTTTTCTCTGGCTTCTTCTTGCGCTTCGTTCTCGTTTACAAAGCCAGGGTCAACGGCACTTTGGTTATTCCCGTCTTGATCGTCACCATTTACCTGTGTTTCAAAAGCGTTTTTATCTTCGTCCATAATCTTAATTCTCCTTCCGACACTCCTGTGTCCTAGACGCTCTGGCGGTCTGAAGCCCTAGGGAATTACCCCTGATCTACGCTTATTATATTCGCTTACCGTTCAATTATTACCCCACCGGTACGACTATTCTTTTGTGTGCGGATTGTGATGCTTGTGTATATCGGTTAAAACGGCTGCAATTTTTGATGAGAAATCTTTCTCGGTTTTATCGGCATCAAGCAATAATCGACCATGGTCCACTTTGATTTTTTGCTGTTCTAATCCCATTTTCGATTGCATTTGTTGGGCTTTAAGAATCATCTCCGCTTGTTCAAGCATATGTTTTTCTTTGCGTATTTTAAGTTCTTCAGCGCGCTCCATGAGTGCTTGTTCTTCAAGACGCATTTTTTGCTCATTCATCATCATTTCTTGCTGCTTCATCTTTAATTCTTGTTCTGCCATCATTTGTTGTGGATTAGGTTTTTGAGGAGGCGCTTGTTTGCCTTCTTCTTTTGCAAGAATTTCAGGAGGAACCATGGTTTTAAAGCGTTCTGCAATCTGGGGCATATATTGAACATCGAGGTTTTTCGCCCAGAGGTCTGCAATAAGCGGGAAGGCTTGTGGTTGCACTTGTAAGGTTTGTTGGAAGAACTCGAGTGCGATATCTTTTTGTACGGCAAAACTTGGTCCAGTATCAATTTCAATGTCATAATCTTCCATGTCGAGCACGTTATCTCTAATGTATTCGCCATCTTCTGTTTGCCCGGTAACTTTATTTAAAGTTATAGAATCAGTACGACCATCCGCCTTTGAGATAACCATAGGACGCTCATGTTCGCCTGCAATAACTGGCAGAAGGTCTAATACGACTCTACCACTTTGTTCAATGGCCTGATTTAAATTGTCAAACCAGACAAATGCGGACATTGCACCTTCAGTTTTGCGCTCACGCCGTGCTTTACCGGACATGTCGCGTCCTTGAAGCGCCTCATTTTCACTAAAGCCTAATATCTCCCGCATATCTTGCGAGCCACGCTGGAATTGTGCTAATAATGTTTGCGACAGCTCCCAAGGTTGTTGTCGAATAGGCATTGCACCGGTTTTTGGGTCTGGTTTTGCCATGAGAATACCAAGTTGTAACTCAGGCGTACGCCACATTTGCTCATTACCGATGATATTATCAGGAGTTCCTAGCCATTGTTCACGTCGTCTATTCTTAATTTCACTTGCGATTTCAGAGCCTACATAGTTAACAAATTTCTGCGCATCTTTGGCTTCGTGAATAAAGGAGCGCGTATATTGTTGGCCATTAATGAAGTTCGAATCACCGTCTACAAATATCATTGGTAAGTGTTTTGATGGCCAGTTTGAGAATTTAATAATCTGATTTTGAGTGAGCATATATTGGCGTATTTTATAGTCTTTACTCATGCGTTCGCCATGGACTTCAGGAATCATATCGCGGATGATTTTGCCCACGACTTTTGAGCTATCGGCTAATTGTTTTTGTAGTTCTAGTCCTTTTTTCATCTCTTCCCATTCATCTTCAGTAACCGTACTTCCATCCGTTAATAGAAGAATTTTTAGTGGAAACCATTCTTTATGAGTATATTTACAAACTACTATTGTATCTCTCGTTTCCCATTGGAAGTCTAATAACGAGCGCGGGTCGCTGTAAGATACAGGATTAGCAATATTAGGATAAGTTGCATAAAACTCCTCTTTTGTATAAACATATTGTCGTGAGCAGAAATTACCATCGCCTTTGTGGGGCTTCATTGCAGTGGGGTCAAAAGAGGCTCTAGTAACATCAGGTATAAGTTCATAACGAATGATTTGATTAAACGATTTTGGTCCTTCGTAATCAAGAACAATTTCAAATGCGCCATAACCCATCATCAACGCTTGTTTAAAAGCCGTTTGATAGATTAAGTCATTTTGAGATTGATAAGAAATGGTACGCACCAAGTCGGCACGTAAGTCTATTTGTTGTTGTGTTGCCTTTCCTGTAAGCGAGCGCACCATTAAGTCGGGTTTATTTTTTCGTTGTTCACCAACGACTTTTTTAACCGTATCGTAGAGCTTATTGAACGTCATTGCGGGTTTAAAGAGGCGACTGAATTCAGAGCGTTCAACGGTAGACCATTGGTCACGGAGTAAGAAGTTCATATCATCTTTACCGCGGACCACGTTTTCACCAAAGTAGCCATCCCAAAGCACTAAATCTTCGCGTGCTTGTTCTAGGATATCTGATTCGTTAATGCCTTCTTCTTCAAGCCTTTCGCGCAAGTCTTCGTTAATTTCATCGACTTGATCGATAGATACACCTTCTGCAATAATTTCCATTTCATCCCATCCTTTGGGTTAAAACTGTCCTTTAAAACGTGACTTTGACAAATATCTGTTAAAGTCACGAGTTATTTACTGCAAAATAGATAATTAAAATCTACATTTGCCGTTTTTTAGTTATACTGCTGGATTGACTTCTGCTTCTACTGCTTCTTTAGGTAATTCAAACTCTTTCCAATCATCAGCTACTAAATCGGCTAATGAAAAGATATAATTACCCGCATTTGGTGCTGGATGTAATACTATTTTCCAGATATGGCTCATACCAGGCATGAGTTTTATATAGCCTTCTTCTTGTGACCATGCTTCACGCGCCATGCATTTACCTGCTTCTAATGCTTCAATTGCTTCTTTTAACAACATCTTTTACTGCTCCTTTTTAGTAAATTGTTCGGCTTTAGATAATAATTGATTGATCATATTTTCAATAATATTAATCAAATGTCTATTTTCACAACTAAAACAAGCAGTTGTTCCTATAAGAGAAATATCATCTTTGTGAAGAACACAACTTATAGTAAGACTGCCATCTAAGTTTTTATCTTTAATAAATTCAAATCTCATTTATGGTAACACCGTTAACTGACATGAACCATTTGTAAACACAGGCTTATAAATCTGATGACCATTTGATGCTACTGCAAATACGAAATCAGTCGCTAATAGGCTTATGTTTTGTGTTTTTAAATAATTATCTAGGAATCCAGCTGCTGATATTTCAGAAAGTGTATTGTTTGGGCAATAAAGCCTGCCATCTCTTGGAATTACTTCATTATTTTGGCCTGCAAAGTTTAATAAAAGTGTAATTTGTGATTGTGCTGTCATTTTGTAGCTCCTTTAGTTATCTATCGCTTAAGTTTTTTATTGCTTCAGGATACCGCTTTGATATCTTTTCAAGAATAACTTTAAATTGATTATTGCAATCTATACAACGCTTATTTTTTTCTACCTTTTTAACATATTTACCACAGTAATCGCATTTATCATTCATCATCATCTCTTATCTGGATTACCACTTTTTTATCAATCTTATTTACATTGTCTATATAATAAATCATCGGATTATTTTTGTATCTAATTTCTATTTCTAAGTATTTGTTTTCTATCTTTTCCAATTCATGAATAAGTTTTTTAAGCGTTAATATCATTAAAATATTCTCAACACCGGATTATACATATCTACATACTTCTTATCGCCCATCTTGTCTTCAGCAATCCTGTCACTAGCTATCTCAAGGCATGCATAACCCAGCGCGTCCATCGGGTGACTGGACATATTTTTATTAGGCTTATCTTTAAAGCGTTCCTCACCCGATACCGCAATCCTTGCATAAACGTAGTCCTTAACAAAACCTTTAAATAAAGTAGGGCAGTTACGCCTGTCAAGCAATAGTCCAGGCTTGCCATCAACCATTTTATTGAGAAAATAGCGCACAGAACCCAAGCGAGGATCAATATCATTTGTGCGAGCAGAATTCGTGGAAATTCCCAAAGAATTGAGCTCACCGATACAAGACATTTCCTCAATGATTTCATTACGTGCATTTCCTGCCGGGTCTCCAATAGAAAGTCCTATCTTACAATAGGGGAAATCTTTTGCAATAGAGGGAATCACAATTGAATCGGCAAATGTTCTAATCCCCATGCCATCACCAACGTATTCTTTTAAGATTAATAATTGACCGCGTGCTGAGAGTTGTATTACAACACATGCAGGTGTTAATCCAAAGTCCCATCCAATGATAAGTTTTTCGCCTTGGATAGCATTTAATGATTCTACTGCATGAAAATCCGGATTAAACTCAGAGTAAACACGCTTACCAAAACCAACAGACCCGTACTCGCCAAGACAAAAAACTTTGATAAATTCCTGGGACTGACCTTCTGCGAGCATTTCATAATAATTGTCTGGTAGGTGATCAGCATTATCAGCATCAGGATTGCGCACCCATTTATTGTCATGTCTTAAAAGTCCAGGTGGTTGTTTAAATAATCGATGATTGTCATATTTGCTGAGCTCAAAATCTTTGTAAATCCAATGGTCATCTTCTGGAGGGTTAGTGTCTGCAATAATGCCAGACCAATACGGCACATGACAAAAGGCCTTAGAAGGATAGCGATTAACACGACCTTTCATATGCGCTAAGGCTGCTTGAGGAACCTCTGAAAGCTCATTGATATAACAGCCCGTAAGCTCTAAGGATTTAATCTTTCTTACATCTTCAGGCCTATCAAGTGCTATGAATAAGAGCTCTAATTCAACAATGCCATGACCATCGTTAAATGTATGTTCATAGGTCATGATAGGTTTTTGGCGCTTTCGGATATCGCCTAGCTCATCAAACCAGGCAAGCCATGTTGCTAGGGTTGTTGTTGAGAGTTCTCCGCTTGTGTTTCGGACAATTCCCCAGCGACTGCGTCGTCTACCTGAAGACCAAACAGGCATTCCACAGGCGCGTCTAATAATTTCTGTAACAGCCCACGTTGATTTGCCACTTCCGTACGGACCCATAATAACGCGCACAAAATCATCAGATTGATGAGCAATATTACCAGTATTAGTTGGGATATAGATTTTATCTTGCTCTCTTGCATGGATAATCATCCTTTCGTTATTAATAGTTAATTGGCGATCCGTACCTTTACGTCGTGATTCCTCAATAGCTGCGATGCGTTTAGCAATAGATGAGGAAGTAATCATTTCTCAAGAATGCTCCGAGGAGGTGGTGTTTTATAATCCGAGCGCTTATAGTTATCGCGATAATGTTCCCGCGTAGTAAATCGATTACCACATTTTATGCATTCACGGCGTCTATAAATCTGATTAGTTCTGTCGTCAGGATTTGTTTCTACAACGCGAGAATCAGGATATCGACATTTAGGGCATTCCATTACTTACGCACTCCACGCAATGTTTTTTTCATGATCATGCCAGTAGATAATGTATGGCGTTTCACGTGATCTTTGGTTGTAACGGGAAGCCACGTATCATCGGGATTGGATTGAAAAGATGGTGCTGTTTCTGCCTTCTTTTTTTCTTTAATCTTTTCAACCCACTTGTTTTGAATGACCGGCATATAATCCCTTACTTCTTTTTTGACTTCCCAAGTACTTTATCCGCTTTAGCATCTATTTTTGCTTTAGATGCAGGAGAGAGTTTGCCTTTGTGTTCCATTTCAGACGCACGTGCCTTTGCATTTCTAGCGTGCGCTTTATCTTCCATCGGGTACTTTTTTTCACCAGGTAGACCAAATTCTTTCTTGGGTATCTTTTTACGTTCTTTAGCATCCAGCTTTGCCATGATTGCTCCTTATTAATAACCTTTCTTAGTTTCCTTTTTTTTACCTTCTATCTTTTTCTCTTCCATTTTCATCGCTTCATGTGCTTTTTCATGGTGCATCTTTGCTTTTTCCATGTGTTCATGGGACTTTTTCATGTGATGCTCGTGCTTCATTTTACCATCCTTAGTCTTGTTATATTCGTTGTATGAAATCGCAACAGCTTGTTTTGGCTTTTTATTGCCCATATGTATTTCAGTTTCTATGTTTTGTTTAAAGCCTGGAGAACCCGGTTTGGCGTTTTTAATTAAAGGCATCTTTATTCCCCGGCTGGCGCTTTAGTGACTTTAGTAGCTACCCAATCACTTACTTGTTTTGCTAATGCATCCAACTCATTGATTAGCATTTGTTGTGCTTCAGGTGCATGTGCTAAGAATGCGGATTCTAAAGCAGGTATTAAATGGCTTGCTAGGAAAGAACTTAATAAACTCATGGTTATATCCTTATTATTCACCGTTCATTTGTTTTGTTATCCTGTCGTTTACATCTGACAGATAATCTGTTTTACCATAGTTAGCCATGCTTTGGGGCTCAAGGTTACGACAAGCACCGGCTTTGGCATAAGCTTCCATGGTTACACGCTTGCCTCTAACTACTTCAGGTGCTGGGTCGTTGTAACCACGGGTTGGTTTCTGTGATACGTATTTTCCGCTCATAATAATCCCTTATTAATATGCACAATCCTTTTTCTTCATTTTTTTCTTTAACAGCTCATTACCCATCATTTTTTTATCTTGCTTCATGTCTTTTTTTTCTTCTTTTTTAACTGACGTCTTTATCATCTTCGCTACTTCTTTCTTCGCTTCTTTTTTCATTTTGATTTCCTTCTAGTTTATCCAGCTTTGCGTGTAATTCATTCAATTGTGCGTTTGGACCAAAATGCTTATACCAACGACGTTCTAGAAGCCATGCATCAGCTTGCCAACGCTCAGGTTTTGCAGCAATCATATCAGTGTGTTCACGTACTTTTTGCATCTCTGCTCTTTTTAATCCCTCAGAAAAAATACTGTAATCGGAAGTAATTCCTTCGTCAGTATGTTCTCTTCCAATCTTAAGCCATTCGTATAAAGTAGTAACGGTAATGCCATTGGCTTCAGCAGCCATCTCATAAGGAATGCGATGCGATATAGCATCAATAATTGATGTACGTCTTTCAGGAGTAAATTTTGATGGTCGCCCACTACCTTCGCGGACATACTCTTTGGGTGGTTGTGGCTTACCTGCCATAGTACTAAATCCTTATAGTATTAATTAAAACAAATCTAACGTAAATATTATAATCAATCAATGCATTTATACAATTAATTCAAAATGATCTAAGTCATCCAAAACACCACTTCTATTCATTTTACCAAGGCCATCCCAAGCACCACCCCAACGAATAGAATGCGTCATTTTACCTTCATTCTTTAATTGCTGCGCAACACCCATTACAAAGCCCGCAAACCAATGTGCAAGAGCTACATTAGAAAAGTTAATAGGATAAGGCGTTACATCAACGGCCATGGAAGGTTGATGATTATGCGAGCTTGCAGGGTACTGGAGTTTTGATTTACCTTCCGCATAAGCTTTGTCTTGGTCAACCTCGTTTCGATAGCCTACCAAAATAGTGCAATCAAATGTTTTAATCACCTCAAAAAAAAGCACTTGTAAATCAATATGACAGGTAGACAATTTCGAAAAAGACTCTTGACTAAACTTCGGCATCCCAGCTCCCTATAGTTAATAGACAGATACTATCAAAATTAAAAATAATCTGCAAAATGTATTGACGCATACTCTGTACTATTGTACTATATATTCATATCATAAATTAATCAAGGAGAACCAAAAT